GGTCCAGGAGATCCAGTTGTGGGTAAAGTTACTACATATGAATTAGGATTTGTAGATCACAGATTCTTTAATACTCCAGCATATCCATCTATTCCAGCACTTAACAATACCACATTAAGACCAACATTCATGATGTGGGAAAATGCTAAGTTCATGGATACTGGTAATATTACATCAACACATTCTGGATTGCCAGTTTCCGCATATACAGTTGAGGAGTTTAATCGTTACGGTTTTGATTTAGCAGACTTCCTAGATAATGCAGCATCAGGATTTGCGGATGCTGGATATGCATTTAATATTGGTTATCCAACTATAAATTATTATCTAACACAGTTACAGACATCTGATTTACCAGATGAGAATGGTGGTGGATACGTTGCAACTAATGCAGTTGTGTACGCACAGTCTACTTCTAGATTCCCTTCTTCTGGAACTATATTACTGGGTAAAGAACAAATTTCTTACACAGGTAAGATGAGTGATCGTTTTACAGGATGTACAAGAGGTGTTAATGGTTCACCTATCGTAGAGCACACAGTAGGAGATTTCCTCAGAAGTGCGTAATAAATACGTATAAATAAACCAGATTCAGTCTTTTTTAAAAAACACGAGTATTAGACAATGGCAGCTATTATTTCAGAAAAATTTAGAATCTTCAATGCGAAGCAATTTCTAGAGTCGCTTGGAGAAGCGGCCCCAACTAACATGTATTTCTTCGTTGGAAGACCTACATCTTGGTACACTTATGTTGAAATCTCCAATCCTACAGGAACATGGAATACAACAAACACGATAGACGGTGGACCGTTTGATGGAGCAAGTGTTGTTGCTATCTATGATAATAGTCTTTTATTGTCTACTACAGCGTCTACTGCTGCCCCTACAGCAGGTAGTACACTAACACAAGCAACTAGTGGTGCTACTGCTAAGATAAGAAGTTTTAGATATGCAACAGAAGATGCTCCTCCTGCTCCTTTAGACAATCAAGTAGAAAAAGCAAGAGTATATGATGATATCATTGCTGCCAAGCGAATCATTAGTGATCAAGCTCGTCACGTTGCTCCACGTTATAACTGGAGTTTAACAACAAATCCTAAGTTTGATATGTATCGTCCTGATTACTCCGTAACACCTGCTGGTGGTGGAGCATTGGGTGTACAAACAGCATTAGGTAGTTCTTCATTGTCTGGATCTAAGTATTATGTAATGAACTCCAATTATGAGGTTTTCAAGTGTATCTACAATGGTACAACTCCTGCTAACCCAACTGGAACTAATGCTCAATTTGAACCCAAAAAGACTCCTTCTGCTGGTGAAGGAACTTATTCTAATGGAATATATTCTGAGGGAGTAGCTAACGGATATGTTTGGAAGTATATGTATACCCTTTCAACAGGTGAGGTTATTGCTTTCTTGTCTAGTGACTTTATGCCAATTGGCACTTATGACGGTCCTGCTGCTGTTGCTGGTGCTGTACATGTAGCATTAGATGGTGGTAACAGTGCTAATCTTCCTGCTACTACAACTTTCTATGTTCCTATAGATGGTGATGGTAGTGGCGGTAAGGTTAAGATTGTAACAACTGCTGGTGGTGCTATAAGCACTATTGAAATAGAAGCTGCTGGTTCTGGGTACACCTATGCAAATGTTCGTATAGTTGATGGTAATACATTTACCGCTGCTGACTTACAAACTGCTGTTGGTGCATGGCCTGCTACTGCTACTGCACATGTTGTTCCTGTGCTTTCACCTGAAGGTGGACATGGTGCTGATCTTCCTGCTGAATTCTTTGCTAAAAGAGTTATGATGAATGTTCGTCTGACTTATGCAGAAGGACAAGGTGATTTCCCTGTTGATCAGGATTTTCGCCGTATTGGAATTCTCCAAGATCCAGTAGATTTTGGAACTACTACTAAATCCACAGCAACTACATTGCGTGGTACTTATGCTATAAAGATTACTAACCCATCAGCTGATTATGCTCCTGATGAAGTTATTACTCAAACTGGAACTAATGCAAAAGGTACTGTTGTTTCTTATGACAGCACTAATAAAATTGTAAAATATTTCCAATCTCCTGAACTTCATACACATGATGGTGCAATAGTTCCATTTAGCGGAACTGGTAATGTAACTGGTGCTACTTCTAGTGCTGTTGGTCCGATTGATGATTCACAAGACACAGCACTTGCTGACATTGCTTTCACAGACGGAATTGCAACCCCTGAGATCAAACCTGACTCTGGAGATATCGTATACATAGAGAACAGAAGACTGATTACAAGAGCTCCTGACCAGATTGAGGACATCAAGCTTGTAATTGAATTCTAATCTACCAAATCCAAGTTAGACGAAAAGTGAGATGCCTCAGAAGACAAACCTTAACGTAGCTCCATACTACGATGATTTTGCCCAAGATAAGAACTTCTACAAGGTGCTCTTTCGCCCTGGATATTCAATCCAAGCGAGGGAGTTAACCCAGTTACAGTCTATTCTGCAAAATCAGATAGAAAGTTTTGGTAAATATGCTTTTAAGCAGGGTGAATTAGTTATTCCTGGTGAGGTAGGTCTCAATACTAAACTTAACTTTGTTAAGTTATCTTCTGTATCTGAAATTCCTACTAATGTAGATGGAAATATAGTTTATAAAAAATATGATATATCTCTCCTGAAAGGAGAAAAATTGAAAGGATTAACTTCAGGTGTTGTTGCAACTGTTATTGAATCAAGCATTGCTACAGAAACTACTTCTGATGTTGTTTATGTGAACTATACTACTAGTGGTGATGCTGGTAATGAGGATACATTCCGACAAGGTGAGACTCTAGAGGTCGTTGATGGCGTTAATACACCACTCTTAGTGGTTGGAACCGATGGAAGTGTACTTCCTACTACTATTTCTATTACTAGTCCTGATACAGGTGAAACAACCTCGTTAGAGAGTCCTGCAATGGGATATGCTTCTGCTGTTAAAGTAGAAGAAGGTATTTATTTTGTTAATGGTTATTTTGTTAGAAATTCAGAGCAACTTCTGGTAGTTGACAAATATTATAATAAGCCATCAGCAAAGATTGGATTTAAAATTACAGAGAGTCTTGTCTCAGCAGAATCAGATGAGTCTCTATTTGATAATGCTATAGGTTCAACTAATTATAGTGCTCCAGGTGCAAATAGGTTAAAAATTGATTTAGGTTTAGTTCAGTATGGATATACTGCAACTACAGATAAGAATTTTATTCAATTACTAACTGTTAAGTCTGGTTCTATACAAACACAAGTATCACAAACAGATTATAATCTTCTTGAGAAAACTTTAGCAAGAAGAACATACGATGAATCTGGTGATTATGTTGTTGATAACTTCTCATTAGATGTTAGAGAATATTATCAAACAGGTGGTAATTTAGGTGTATATTCTATTGATGAATTTGATAGGGTAAACGGATTATCTGTAGCAGATGCACAGGATAAATTAATATCAAGTGTTGGTCCTGGTAAAGCTTATGTTAAAGGATATGAAGTAGTTAATAAAGAGACGAAATATCTACCTATTAATAAAGCAAGAGAAACTCTTGATAGAGAAGATATTCGTCTTAAAACTTCTGGACTACCAACTTATAGAGTAAATAATACTTTTGGTACAGTACCATTAAATGCAGAAGGAGCAGAATTAACTGCATATCCTAATGTCTTCCTATGTGCCAATTTTAATGATGGCACAATTGGATTAAATGATTCGGAATTAGATAGTGCTGACAAGCAAACTTCTAATCGTAGAGGTCAGTATTTTGATGCTGATGCAGGTATTAAAACAATATACATTCAAATAAACGGTTCGTATAATGTTAATAGTATAGGTGGTGCTGTTGCTGGACCAATTGGTACTTATATTGGCAATGGTGTTGCTGATGCTAATAGAACTACAGGAACTTATACTGGAGTTGCTACAACATCTACTGGATCTGGTACTGGAGCAACATTTGATGTTACAGTTGATTCTAATGGATTTCCAAATATTACCATAGCAAATGCTGGAACTGGATATCTTTTTAATGACACAGTTGTTATTGCAGATTCAGTTCTTGGTAGTGGAGGAGGTGCAAATATTACTCTTACTATCAATGGAATTTCTGGATCAACTCCTGATAATGAGACTAGGTTAAAGGCATTAGAAGAAATATGGTATGTTGTTTCTCATGGTGATGCTTCAACTCCAAAGATTGTTGATTCTGTAAAATCTATAGGATTATCTCTTGTTAGTAGAATTGAATCAAATCCAGATACAGATTTTAAGTATCTAGAACTTACTATTACAGGGAATAAGAAAAACTTAGATAAGTTATTTAAGGAATATGATGACGGAGATCAAACTGATCTTCAAAGAAAGATATTCTTAACAAAAGCTCTTGCAGAAGGAACAAATACGATTCCTTTAGGACATGTTGTTGATTATAACGAAACAATCACTCCTGTAATTGGAATGGCAAAACCAAGTAATGTTACTTTGGTTGAAAAGGGAGATGGATTTAATCCAGACGTTGATGTTGTTATTTCTAAGGGTCGTCAAAATAATGGAGATGCAATCTACAATAGTACATTTGGATTGTCATATTTTGATCCTCAGTTCTTCACCAGACTTATATTAGATAGTGAAATACCTACAACTGGTAATGATCCAAATGTAACACCATTTTCTGCTGGTCAATATGTTTATGGTATTCAAAGTGGTGCTTATGGTGTTATAGAAGGTTCTTCTAGTAATGCATATAGTTCTCATAAGACTTTAATGGTCAATACTTTGTTTGGAACATTCAAGTCTGGAGAACCAATTAAAGATGAAAGTGATAATATTTTAAAAATTGCTAAAGATAATACTATATCTCATTTAATAGTTACTAAGAGAGGTGAAGGTTATGTTGATGGTACTAAATTAAGAATTGATGGTGTTGATTTTGATATATCCAAGATTAAATTAAAATTGTCTGGATTAACAGTAGTTAGTGCTACTATAGTAAATAGAGATCTTATTAATACCGAGTATTCAAAACCACCTGAAGTAAATGTTGTTCAAGGTGCTAGTGGTGGTGCTATAACCAATGGTGCGGTTATTACACCAGTACTGGTTAGAAATTCTGTAACAACATATACTCCTCAGAATGTTAAATCATTTTTCTGTGAATATGGTTCTGGTAATAGCAATAAGTATACTGCTGATATTGAAGTTAATAGAGAAAAATATGCTGAAGTTAAATCAGTAACTGATTTTACTTTTAGTGGTTCTGAAGGTAAGAAGTTTATTGAATGTAATGGATTTGGTGGTGATAGTACAAAAGTACTACAACAAGGAGATTTAATACAGTTTACTGATACATCTGATACAACTCGCCGTGCGATTGTACAGCAAGCAACAAAACCTTCTGGTGTACAAAAATCAAGAATATATCTTGATAGATCTCTTCCATCCTCTGTAAGCAACAGTAGTGTTGTTAGGGTACGTCCTTCAATTGCTAATTTCAATAAAGGAACTCTTCTTTATAAGACTGGAACCAACCAGATTAGTTCTTTGGTTGCTAGTAGCTCAGATTCTAAGATATCTTATTATTTGAGAAGGGATTTTGTAAGGCAAGGTAGTGGATTAACAAGTGGTGGATTCTCTTTTGCTGCTCAGTTAGAGTATGGAACACAAAGATTTGTTTCTTTCAGTGAAAGTAATTTCTTAGTTACTGTTATTGATCCAGGTGCAACATCTGGAACATCTTTAATTTCTAAAGGTGATGTAATTTACATTACTTCCAATCAGATAAATATTGCATCTTCTGTTGATTCTGCTAGTGGATTGACTGCTGGTAGTGTAACTTTAAATCTTCCAGATAATTATTTTGGTCCAGCATCTAATACTTATACTAAATTCCCAACATTAAAATTAAGTGCTACACTAGAAGTAACCAAGGCAAAACCAAGACTCAAGACATCAGTTGAAAATAAGAGAATTGTTGTTACATCTATTGGTGATAGTGTTATCCCTTTCCGTGGTAATGATTACGATAGCTCAAATGTGAATCTTTATAGTTATGCAGATGCTTATAAATTGAGATATGTTTATATGGGGTCTTCTACAGATGCCCCAGTTGTAGATAGAAATGGTGTTATAGTAACTGGTACTGATGTAACTGATAGATTTACATTTGATAATGGTCAGAGAGATACTGTTTATGATATTTCTAGAATTGTATTAAAACCAGGAGCAGAAGCACCAACAGGAAGATTGGTTATTGCTTTTGATTATTTTGAACATACAGCAGGTGATTTCTGTACTGTTGATTCATATTTACATGAAGCTGGTGTTAGTTCTAGTGATATTCCTTCTTACAATTCACCTGCATTAGGAAATGTATCATTAAAAGATGTTCTTGATTTTAGACCTAAAGTTGATAATGATGGTATAGTTTCTGGATATTTAAATAATTCACTACTAGGTGCTTCTAATACTAGATCCTTTACAGGTGGTGGAGGAGTTGTTGCAAGTACACCAGCTCCAGATAATAATTTGGAATATACATTTTCATTTACACAAAAGCAATATCTTGATAGAATTGATGGTATCTTCTTAAACAACAAAGGACAATTTATTGTTAAGGAAGGTAATTCATCACTTAATCCATCAAAACCAGATCCTGTTAGTGATGCTATTGCTCTATCATATTTGTATATTCCTGCATATACACAGTCTTCTAAAGATATAAGAATAACTCCAGTTGATAATAAGCGTTATACAATGCGTGATATTGGCAAATTGGAGAAGAGACTTGAGCGTTTAGAATATTACACAGTATTAAGTGTTCTAGAACAGCAAGCACTTAATATGCAGATTGTTGATAGTACTGGTTCTAATCGTTACAAGAGTGGATTCATTGTTGATAATTTTGAAGCACATAAGATTGGTTCTCTAAGATCAATGGATTATAAGTGTTCTATTGACACACAACAATCTGTATTGAGACCAGAATCTAAAGAAGATTCATTTATTTTAGAAGAAATTAATACTAGAGATGATCAAAGATCTGTTTCTGGTTATAAGAAGACAGGTGATGCAATAACACTTCCTTATACAGATTTAAATCTATTAGGAAATTCCTTTGCTACAAGAACAATCAATCCAAACCCATTTGTAGTATTACAATATGTTGGTGATTCATTCATTGGACCAAATGTAGATTCTTGGTACGATAATTCTGTTGCTCCATTAGTAACTGACAATAATACAAATCTTTATTCTATATTTCTTGCAAAGAATAATGTTAAAGATGCTTTTGCAAGTCTTTATAATTCATATAGAGTAAACTGGATTGGATCAGATAGATCATTCTTTAATATTGGATCTTTCTCTGATACAAATAGTAATTTGGCAGATTCTAATGTAACTAGTGCATTGGTTTCTAGTTCATCAAATATTAGTCCTCAAAACAATGAAATAGGAAAAGGAATTAATACTAAAGGTGTCGGTTCTAATGTTGTTGCTACTTCATTATCATTCTTTGCTAGAAGTATTCCTGTTAAGTTTGTAATAAATCGTTTAAAACCAAATACGAGAGTATTTGTCTTTATGGAAGGACAAAATATTGCTCGTTGGGTTAACCCAGATATTAAGTATACTGGTGTTGCTGGTAATTCTTTATCTGCATTTAATGGTTCAATCACAACAGATAATAATGGTAATGCTAGTGGTGTTATATTAGTTCCAGCTGGATTACCACCTAGAGAAAATACTACATGGACTGGTAACGTAGATACTGTTCTTTATGATAATGATGCTAGTGAAGTTAGATTTACTACTGGCATTAAAACCATTAGATTTACATCAAGTTCTACAGATGATAGTAAAGAAGGTGTAGAAACTTATGCTGAAGTTAAATATTATGCTACTGGATTAATTCCTGAAAATCCTTCATCTATTATATCTACTTCTCCTGCATTCTTTAAGTCTAATGAAGGAACACAGTTAACTGATAGTAATACAGATAATCCTATTAGACCTAACCCTCTTGCTCAGACATTTAAAGTTGAAAACTTTGATGGTGGTGTATTTACAACAGGTATTGATTTATATTTCAATAAAAAGAGTACTGATATTCCAATTAGAGTATATCTAACTGATGTAGATAATAGCAAGCCTGGTAAAAATATTATTCCAGGAACACAAAAGGTTCTTACTCCAGATACTTATCTGAGAGTTATTGCTAGTGCTACCCTTAATGTAACTAAAGGAGAAAAAATAACTGGATCAACATCTAATGCTTCTGGTCCAATATCTAAAATATTTGACAAGAATAATATAGAAGTTATAGCATCATCAGATGGTGTATATGCTTTAACTAGTGATCAAGTTTATACAGTTGCTTTAAGTAATCATAGTGGTGTTTCATTCCAACAAGATGAAAATCTATCAATACCATCTTTGATTGTTGCTAACAATATTAATAATACAACTAACACAGTCAGAATATCAAAAGACTCTGGTAGAATAACCGATCTTAAGATAGTAAATACTGGATCTTCTTATGATTCAGCAATTATAACAATTGAAAGTCCTCAAAATCCAGGTGGCGGTACAGCAACTGCTACTGTAAGAGTTTCTGGTGGTAAGGTATATTACTCTGAGTTAGTTCTTTCTGGTTCAGAGTATACAGAACCCCCTGCTGTTGTTATAGCTGGTACAGGCACAGGTAATGCTGGTGCAGAGATTGAATCAGTTATTACAATTGATAGTCCAGCAGTTAGGATGGGTGTAGCAATTGATGACACTACAGGTAGTGTAGTACAATCTACAACTCCTACTAAATTTAAATTTGATTATCCAGTATATTTGGAAAATGATACTGAGTATGCTCTTGTTCTTGAGACAGACTCTATTGATTATCTTGTATGGGCTTCTAAATTAGGTGAGACAGAGATTGCCACTAGCACAACTGTCACAACACAACCTGCTTTGGGTTCTCTCTTTAAGTCTCAGAATACTAATGCTTGGACAGAGGATCTATTTGAAGATATTAAATTTACAATATACCGTGCTGAATTTGATATTACAAGAACAGCAGAATTACTTCTTACAAATGAAAATACTGGATTTGAAAGTCTTGATGTTAATCCATTGTTAACTAATTCTGGATCAGAATCTGGTTCTAATTCTTCTTTATATAAGAATAACAATTATAAGGTTAAAGTTAATCACTCAAATAATGGATTTGATTCTGTTGGAAAATCTTATGTTTTCTTTAAAGGATCATCTGATGTTGGTGGAATTACAGCATCATCAATAAATTCTGGTTTATATCAAGTTACAAATACTGGTGTTGATAGTTATGTTATTACATCTCCTACTAGAGCATCTTCAAATGCCGTAAGTGGTGGTACAAATGTACTAGCATCTTACAATAGAAAGTATGAAAAACTACATGCTGTTGTTCCTAATCTTTCATTTACACAAACATCAATTGATGCTTCAATTAAAACAACAAATATTTCTCCAGTAGATGATAATGTAGGTACTTTTGTATCATACACACAATCAGATTATGAGAAGACATTTCTAAATGAAGATTTCTTCTTTATTAATCAGAAAGTTGTTGCTTCTAGAATTAATGAATCAATTAATAATATTGATAGGTCTTTAACATATAAGATTAATCTTACCAGTACAGTATCACATCTATCTCCAATAATTGATCTTTCTAAAGCTTCCCTTAAAACAATTTCTAATAGAATTGAAAATTCTTTAGGAAAGGAGGATAGATTTGGACGCAGAGATCAGATTTTAGAATTTTACCCTGTTTATGAATTTACAACAGCAAATACACACACTCCTTCTAGTGTTGGTACAGGAAATACAAATATTATTGCCGCACCTGGTACAACAGTAGATAGTTTACAGACTATAACTGGTGTTACTAGTAATGCTTCTGGTTATATCGTTAAAGTAAATGGATCTAAATTAACAGTAAATCTTAAAACTACTAACACATTCCAACCAGGAGAAACATTAAAATTCGGTGACCAAACTTGGTTAAATGATAATGGAACTGAAAAAGTAATTGTTACTTTAACTAATGATATAGAAGAAATAGTTCCAGATTTCCCTAATACAGTTGCAGTAAGTAAGGTAATTGCTAGAAGTCCAGAAGGATTTGCTAATACTTATGATAATAAAATTGATGGTGCTATTGTTCTATGGGATGTTAAAGGAGGACAACTTACTATAACAAACAATAAACAACCTATTAGTGATGACTATACAAGTAAGTCTGGTAGTGGATCATTTATTAGAAATTCTGATGTTTCTAAACAAGGAACAGATATTTTCCGTGTAGATGATTTCATTTCATATACTGGGCAAGCAGCAGATCAAGGAGGATTTATTCAAGTATCTAAAGTATCATATACAGATGGTGTTGATTATATTTCAGAAAATAAATCCAAGGATAGTTCTTCTATTGCTAAGTATGTAACTAAAGAAGTTTCAATTGATAATCCAGCAACAGGAATTGATGTCAAGGTTACTGCTAACACAAGTGATATTAACAATATTGGCATCCTATATAGAATAAAGAAATCTTCATCTCAAGAGAATTTTGAAGATATTGAATGGGTATACTTTAATGACACAGGTCTGCCTGATGTAGATGTTATTGCTACCTCAGAAAATTCTGTCAGTAGTATTACCGAAAAACAATCATCATATCAAGAATTAACTTATAGCGTTGAAGATCTTCCTGAGTTTTCATCATTTGCTGTGAAGATTATTATGAAATCACGTAACCCTGCTTTTGTTCCTAAGATTCAGGATCTAAGAGCTGTAGCATCTTACTAAGAGGATCAACCAATGCCAAAGAGGAATGTAGCAACCAATTATACTTTTGAACAGCAAAGACAAGAGATTAATCTCATTGCTGCTGATTTGTGGGATGGTGTTTTAGGAGGAGCAAGTACCGATTTTAGTACTGTTGTTGGTTGGGGTAATCATGGTGATCAAGGGTATCTAAAGAAAGATGGCAGTGTATCAACTACTGCTGCTTTTACTTTTGGTAATAAGATAATTGGTCCCTCAACATTTACTATTGAACCAACAAATGTTAATGGTACAGTTGTAATTGCTGGTAACCTGCAAGTAGATGGTACACAGACTGCTGTTAACTCCACTACTATGGATGTAACAGATCTCAATATTACAGTTGCTAAAGGTGCTGCTAATGCCGCTGCTGCTGATACTGCTGGTATAACAGTTGATGGTGCAAATGCTACTCTACAATATGAAGATGGTAGTCCTGGTACTTGGGAGAGTAGTCTTGGATTTAGGTTAGATGGAAAAAATGGTAGTGCTGGATTAGCATTAGATCTTGCTGGTTCTGCTGATTATCTTATAAGAGAAAGTACTACAGATGACATAGTTCAATTTGGTGGAACTGGAGCTGCTAATTTCTTTGCTCATAATCT